GCCAGCTTTCATGATTGATTTCATCGTCATGAGCTTGCTTTCTCTGGTATCACTTTTGGCAAGTGGTATCATGTTTAGAAGGCAAATGCGCTTTATGGGACCGACGCTTTTGTACGAGCGTTGGTATAACCGTCAAGTCGGTGAAGACATTAGTACTAAGCTACTATTGTGGTCGGCGATAATACCGCTCACAATCACAGTAGTGGGGCGCTACATGTGGGACCATATCTCCAATGCAGCGTTCTGCATCCGACGCAAACTGAATATATGGGATGGAGCCATCCGGCTCCTAGGTACTGCACCAACTGCTGAGGTAACTCAGCGGCTGGATACGGTTCTTGGGGAAGCGGAAGGTGGATCACCATCCCATATGGCCGTCGATGTGGGAAGGATAGCACGAGCCAATCTCAAGTTTGACCGCAACACCAATAGGGCTGACCCTGCCAACAGGCAACTGGCTCAAGCGGAATGTTGGGCCCTACTGAAAGATCCTACTGTCTGTCCTGACCTTCGGAAGGCACACGCCGTCAAACTATTGCCACAAGCAATAGCAGTGTGCCTACTACCCAGTAGATCTGAGCTTGTAGCGGCACAGATCGAATCTTCCCCCGAGTATGTCTCGAGGGAACGGGAGGTGCAACGTGCACGGTACGTGCGCCTCCCTTACCCCGGGTTCGTGGGCTACTTGTTGGCCCACATCGGCATTGGGCAGAGAGTCTTGGCTCTCCCCAGTGCCCCTCCGGGTTTTTAATGCGCCTTCATAAGGAGGCCCCCAAAAGTGTGGAGACACAACTCACACACCCTCGGGTGAGCATCCTTAGTCGAAGGCGCACTAAAACGCATCCACGGTCAGTTTACACGCTGGGCGGGTGGATGGGTCGTGCAAAGTTTATCAGTTTTGATAATACTACCGCAAATGCGTGCACTGCGCTTATGGAGCGAGTGTTTTACCATGTTGAGAATGGCCGGTTCGTACCACCGGCATTGCCTCTGATTGGCGAGGTGCCAAAAATTCTAGAATCTGCGTTCCGGGCCTTGAGGAAGAGAATTTCGCTTAGCACCCCTATGTCCGTCTTGGAATTTCCCGAGCGGAGTTATAGTGGTTTGAAGTTAAAAATCTACCGCAAAGCTGCCAGGAACGTATTTTTGAGGGGCGTGTCACAGCGCGACGCGGGGATGAGATCGTTCGTTAAATTTGAGAAGATACTGCTCAAACCAAAACGTATCGTCCCGCGTTTGATACAACCACGTACCCCTGAATATAACGTTGAGGTTGGACGTTATATTAAGCATCTCGAACACTCCATTTACCACATATTAGATGATATGTGGGGGGGCCCAACTGTTATGAAGGGCCTCAACTCTTTTCAGCAAGGCAAAGCCTTTGCGGATGCCTGGACCGAATTTTCCAACCCAGTCGCCATTATGTTGGATGCTGTTCGTTTTGACCAGCATGTCAGTGTGGACCTACTCAAATGGGAACACGCTGTCTATCTCTTACATTATCGTGGGGACGATAGGGCAAATTTGGCCAGAGTATTATCCTGGCAATTACACAACCATGGAGTTATTGATACTGATGACAGTCGGATCAAGTACTCGGTTGATGGGTGTAGAATGTCCGGTGATATGAACACCGCACTTGGCAATTGCCTACTTATGTGCTCCATCATCTACTCAATGCTAAGGGGGCTCGGCATCAAAGCCCGCCTCTTTAATAATGGTGATGATTGTTGCATTATTGCTGAATACGAACACTTTGACGTCATATCTGGCGTCATTGATCCCTACTTTCGCAAACTTGGTTTCCTGATAGATGTGGAGGGAATGGCACGTGAGCTTGAACACGTGTCTTTCTGCCAAACTTCACCTGTCTTTGACGGAACCAGATGGCGAATGGTGCGTGACCCACGCATTTGCCTCTCCAAGGACAGCACTTGTCTTAAGCGTTGGACAGGCAAGGAGTGGTACGCATATTGGTGTTGTTTCGGGAAGTGTGGTCTCAGTTTGACGGCTGGGATCCCCATTTTCCAGGATTTCTATTCGAGTTTCATCAGATATGGTGACGGAATAGAGATCTCGGAGAGGTTAGCTGCGCATGTCAGTGAACTAAACTCCGGTATGTACCAACTCAGCCGCGGCATAGTGGCTAGAGATAAACCTATCACGGATAGTGCTAGGTTTAGTTTCGCGAGAGCATTTGGTATAACTCCGGAGGTGCAGCGACACCTGGAACAATACTTTAGGGGAGTTCGCCCGATACCGCCAGAAGTATGGCCTGGAGTATCGTGGGGAGTACCCATATAATTGGGTTTCACCTTAATTACCCAAAACGGTGGCATAGCCTTAATTTAACCGTACTAAGACGTAAGTCAGAATGTCTAGAGACTGCACGGGTAGCAGTGTGGTGAAATGAACAGTCCCCGGCATGTCGGGTATCCAATACATCATGCAAGGTACAAAACAAAAAATCAAGAAAACTTCTAATGCCAAGTCTACGCTGGTTAACGTCCCAGCCGCTAAGTCCTACACTGCCAAAACGTCTGGTCCACGCGGGTCTTTTAAGAGTGGCAACCTTAATATTAAGCGTCGCGAATTCGTTGGCACTGCCACAAATGGTAGTGTCACCGGCTTCTCCCTTACGCCCGTTAGCTACTCCACTCCGGGATATGATTTGAACCCGTCCGAGGCACACCTCTTTCCGTGGTTGTCTCAAATAGCCCCCTGTTACGAACGGTTCAGGTTCAAATCCGTCAGTTTCGAATTCATTCCATCACAACCCACAACCACAGCCGGGCGTTACTATGCCGCCGTCGATTATGACTACGACGACGCCGTAGCAACTTCCAAGGAAGGTCTCATGGGCAATTGCACCGCGGTTGAAGCCCCGGTGTGGCAGGGATGTACACTGACGTGTGATCCGGCTTCCCTCAACAGGGACATGCCGTTCAGGTTTGTCTCATGCACCACGAGGGGACTCAACGTGGAAGCACGCACCACATATGCAGGTTACATGATGGTGGCGTTTGATACCAGTGTTGCCAACTGTCTGCTCGACATTTGGGTCACCTATGACATTGAATTTGCCACTCCTGTGTACGACTCTGAGATTCTTCAGAACATGGTACCATCCGTAACTCCACCTGCCATAGCTAATGTTGCCCCTGCCGTCGGCACCATCTTCGGTGCGCCAGTACCTCCCTACGTTATTAACTATAATCGTGGGGTGGTTGAGGTAATAAATGCCGCTGCCGCGGGCATTTCCCTCCTCCTTGGTATTGGAGGCACCTTTATGAACATCCCCTACGCGCTAGATCTCAAGAATGCCATGGGGAAAGGCATCATTACGCTCTGGAATCGCACTAGTGTGAACGGTGTTGCACCGTCAACACTACTTGATGCAGCCGTGAGCCTGGATTCGCTCTGGGCTGTCTTTGACAGCAACGGCACATCCCTTGCCCCTTACCCTTCAGGTGCGGTAGTTGGGCAGTACAGCGATATTGGAGTTTCAACTTCCGGTCAGATTGCCGTCGCAGGCAACCCGATCGTCAAGTCAACAACATTACCGTTGAAGAGTCTGATGGCAATCTACCCTGCAGCACGTTTCTTGGCCAATTACACTTGGGCCGCTGCAGCGGTTGGAGCAGGCACAACTGGATTTGGGTTTAGCTACACCTCTTAGATTAAAATTCTAGGCAACGCCATTACGGAATGCAAATTAATCTAAAACCATAAACATTAGAAAAGTCAACATCATCAACGCA